TTCGCAGCATGACTTCGGCTTACATCAGCACCAACGTCCCGGCTATGATCCCGATCTGTTCACCGGCCGTTCTAATCCAGGCGATCAAGGAATATGCTAACCAAACCCCCTGACCTGATAGGTGGAGTTTTAGCGTTGGAGATGCGTACGACGCCGTTGTACAAGGCGCTCGAGCCGTACATGTCACTGGTGCATGGCATAATGTATTGGGATCGCGGCCACCAACACTGGAGGGTGGTTGTGCCGCATGATGCCGGAGTTGTGAATTTTCCAATGGACCCATATATCACGCTGGCCCAGGCACGACAGCTGATAGCCCACGCCCTGGAGCAACCAAATGGCTGAGAAAGTAAAGGTCAACCTGTACATGAGCCCGAACATGCTCAGTGCGTTGAAGCGCCTGGCTGAACTGCAGGACCTGCCATATGCCGAGGTGGTACGCACCGCCTGTAAGGAGTACATCGTGGCCAACGCGCAACGGATTGCCACCGAGCGTGGCACCATCGACTCGGTGCCTCGCCGGTGAAGCACGTGATCCCCGCCGGTGTGACCGAGGCCGATGCGCGGTTGGCGTGGGAGCTGGTTGCGAACATCTCGCCGCTTGGCGACATCATGCGCAGGCACGGCCTGACGTTTGACGAGTACGACGAGAAGAAACGGGACCCGTTGTTCACCGGCATGCTCGAGCAGTACCGCAAACAGTGGAACTCCGAGTTGTCGGTGAATCAGCGAGTGGCGTTGAAAGCGGCGCTGCTGACCGAGGACTCCCTGCTTGACGTGTACGCCATAATCAAGGACACAGAGGCTTCGCCAGGACAGAAACTCGAGGCGTTTGGGGCGCTCGCCAAGGCCGGCGAAGTGGGCCAGGCGCGGAAGGACCAGGGAACACCGGGGACACCGGTGCACATAACGATCAACGTGCCCGGCCGGCGCGGGTTGACGTTCGAGGCCACGCCGGCGGAGGTAGTTGCAAGTGACTGAGGAAAAAGAAGTTGTAGAGCCAAAGGTTGACAAAGAGGCTCAGAATGTAGAGCCAAAGGTTGACAAAAAGGCCAACGGCGGGGTCCCGGATGTGAAGCAGACCTGGCCACAGGTCTCACCAAATGACCGCGAGGTGTATGGGTTCATCGACCCAGCCTGGGGGGCGCCGATGGTGGCGATGACCCAGTTCACCTGGCAGAACATCATCGCCGACACCAAGAAGCTGCAGGAGCGGCTGCGAATCCTGTCTGAGGAGAACATCAGGATGAAGCAGGGGCAGAAGCTGGAAGCGGATCAGCCTCAGATCATCACGTTGAATCCCCGCGGCCACTGAGGCGTATACTCCGTCTGGGAAGCTAAGCCCTGCCCTGTTCACCTGGAGAGACCAATGGCATTACTGAGAGATATCGGCGTCACTGTTGCCCTGTTCATTATCACCGGTCTACTGATCTTCCTGACCAGTTGCGGCGGTGGGGGACCGATCCCGCCGGCCGACGGCCAGACGGTCGTGGACCACCTGGTCTGGGTCAACCCGTCGACCAGAACGGATGGCTCGGCCCTTACCAACCTGGCAAAAGTAAGGTTCCAGTGGGGTACCTCCGCAGCTGGACCATTTACCCTGGGTCAGGTTGAGGTTGCCACTACAGTGGCCGGGGCCAACATGACCCGCGACATAACTAGGGCCGTGAACGTTGGCACGATCTGCTACATAGGCGTGGCGATCGACGCGAATGGGGTTACTTCGGATCCATCCAACGTTGTCTGTAAGACGGTCGTCGCGCCCCCTTCTACTTTTAGCCTGGGAGTCTCGTGATGAACCTCTTCTCAAAGCTGAGCAACAACTGGCAGGCTTTCATCCTGAAGTTCCACCTGAGCAAGACGCTGCTCGCGGCCGCCTTCATCGCTGCGCTTGGCGTGGTGGAGATGAACTGGTCACTGTTGAACACGGTCATCCCGGAGAAATACCGCGGTGTCGGGTTCGTGATCGTCGCCGCGGTGATGGCCGTGATGCGGGTGTATACGACCAAATCCCTGTCTGCGAAGTAATTTGTGGACCTGACCTACACACCGCCCCCGACATTGGGGGATTTCATGGCGTCCGACGCCCGCGTCCGGGTGGTCAGGGGGCCAGTTGGTTCGGGTAAGTCCACCGTCATGGTGGTGGAGATGCTGCGCAGGGCCTGTGAGCAGGAGCCCGACGCCGACGGCATACGTAGAACCCGAGGGGTGATCGTCCGGAACACCCTGGCACAACTGCAGACGACATCTCTTGAGACGATCAAGACGGTGATCCCACCTGAGTTGTTCTATTACAAGATCAGCGACCACACCGTGTACCTGCGGTTCAACGACGTCGAGTCGCAGTGGTTGCTGCTCCCCCTGGACACGCCCGAGAACGTGCAGCGGTTGTTGTCGCTGGAAATCACGTTCGCCTGGCTGTCTGAGTTGCGGGAGATCCCGGTGAAGATCCTCCAGGACGTGCTGGCCCGCTGCGGCCGGTTCCCCTCGGAGATGCGCGGCGGCCCCACGTGGTATGGCGTCTTCGGCGAGACGAACTCGTTCAGCGAGGATGACGCGTGGAACGAGAAGCTGGAGATAGAGCGGAACCCCAGTTGGGGGTACTTCGTGCAGCCCGGCGCCCGCGACCCAGGGGCGGAGAACGTGGAGAATCTGCAGCCGACGTACTACGCGGATCTGATCGAGAACAACACCACCGAGTGGGTGGAGCAGTATGTCGACAACCGGATCACTCCGTCGCTGGCCGGTGAGGCGGTATTCCGGGCGAGCTTCAAGCCGTCCTTCCATGTGGCGAATGAGCTACTGCACGCCGTCCCTCACACCCTGCTGGTGATTGGGATAGACTTTGGGCGTAGCCCCGCGGCAGTCCTGACCCAGATGGACCCCCGCGGCCGGATCCTGGTCCTTGCGGAGTCAGTCAGTGAGAACATGGGAATCGAGCAATTCTGCGCTGTCCAGCTTCGTCCGATCGTTGCCGAGTCGGAGTTTCAGCGTCTACCTGTTGGTGTCGTTGGTGACCCTGCCGGCAAAGATCGTGGCCAGATTGGCGAAGAGAGTGTCTTCGATGCGCTGAAGCGCTTGGGTCTGTCGGCCCAGCCGGCCATGACCAACAACATCCAGCCGCGGCTGCGCGCGGTGGAGAAATGGTTCCTGCAACAAAGGGATGGTGGCCCTGCGATTATCATCAGTCCCAGGTGTGTGAATCTGATACGTGCGCTACGGTCAAAGTACCGGTATGCTAAGCGGAAGGACGGGCAGCTGAACCCACTCCCGAATAAGGACCACCCATGGTCTGACATCGCGGACGCGTTACAGTATGCCGTTCTTGGACATTCGACCCGGATCACGGCGAGATTCATGAGGCCCCGACGGGATATGAGTGCGAGACCGGCTCCGACTCCTGCAGGATGGACATAAGATGCCCGCAATTCCAATGCCCGCTGGTCGTGGAACCCTCCGGATTGTGAGTCCGAAGGCCCTTCAGGACGCCGAAAAGGTCGCCGCAGCGCTCGACAAGGCCAAGGAACCGGTCGTAGCTGACCTCGCGGCCCAGGTTCGACGCGCTTTTGACTCCGCTAAGCGGCATCGGACATCTTCTGGGGTCGATTTGAGCCTCATCACGGCCATGCGGGCCTACAACGGCGAGTACTCACCCGAGAAAAAGGCTGAAATCACCAAATTTGGGGGCTCTGACGTCTATGCCAGGGTCACTTCCGCCAAATGTCGCGGTGCGACGGCCCTGTTACGCGACATCTATCTCAGCAATGACCGCCCGTGGAGCATTGAACCCACCCCGAATCCGAAATTGCCCGGATCCATCGAAGCGGACATCTCCACAGTGGTTGGAGGCGAGGCTCTGACCCTGGTTATGGGTGGGGAGCCTCCGCAGAAGCAGGTTCTCGAGCAGAGGAAGGAAGAATTGCGCGAGAGCGCGCGCATGGCGGAGCGGAAGAAGGCCGCCAAGCAGGCAGTGGAGGCTCAGCGGCGAATTGACGACGTTCTGGTAGAGGGTATGTTCTGGCAGGCCTTTTCTGAATTCCTTGCCGACCTCCCTGTGTATCGGTGTGCGATTATCAAAGGTCCCACGGTGCGTGTGCACGAGACTCTCGAGTGGACTGAGACCGGTGAGCCCCAGGTTACGGCCAAGCCGAAGTTCTTCTGGGACCGCGTGTCCCCGTTCGACGTTTGGTTTACCCCGGGTGCTTCGACTATCGATCGGACGGACACGTTCGAACGGCAACGGTTCACCCTCTCTGACCTGTATGACCTGATCGGGCTCCCTGGCTACCGGGAAGAGGAGATCCGTGAGGTAATTAGCCGGCACGAGTCCGGTGGGTTGCGCGAGTGGGGCCTGATGTTCGAAGAGGAACGCCGGCAGATGGAAGGCAAGGGACCTACCCAGACAACCGACGACAAGTTGGTTGACTGCATCGAATTCCAGGGTCACATCATGGGTTCGAAACTAAAGGACTACGGAATCAAGGCCGTTACCGACATGGAGAAGCCATACTTTGTGACGTGCTGGTTGATTGACCGGCACGTGATCAAGGTCATGCTGAATCCTAACCTGCGCAAGCGGCCAAACTACTACGCGACTAGTTTTGACAAGCAACCAGGTACCATCTATGGCTCCGGCATTTCGGAGTTGATGGGCGATGTGCAGAACGTCATGAATGCGACTCTACGCTCACTAGTCAACAACATGTCTATCGCCTCGGGACCGCAGGTCTACTACAACGAGGAGATGCTAAACCCCACTCAGGATGACATGCTGTATCCCTGGAAGCGGTGGAAGTACACGACCGACCCGGCAAATCCTAGTGGGGCCCCACTAGGCTTTTTCCAGCCGCAGTCGAACGCGCAGGAACTCTTGGCTGTCTATGCGGCGTTCAACACGATCGCTGACGAAGTCTCCGCGATCCCGCGGTACATGACCGGCGACAGCAAGATTGGTGGGGCCGGCCGTACCGCGTCAGGGCTGGCCATGCTCATGACGAACGCGAACAAGGCGCTGCAGAATGTAGCGGAGAACGTCGATCGTGATGTGTTCTACCCACTGCTGCAGTCGCTCTACGATATGGTCATGCTTACCGATGACACGAACATGTTGCGCGGCGATGAGTCGATCAAGGTCAACGGCGTCCGCAACGTGATCAAGCAGGAGCAGGATCGAGTCCGGCAGCTGGAATTCCTCCAGCTCACGGCCAACGAAATCGATGGGCCAATTGTCGGAGCGCAGCGCGCAGAGATCCTGCAGCAGGTGGCCAACCGGATCGGGCTCGAACTGGACATCAAGGAGCCCGGTGAAGAGGGACCTGCGGGTCCACCCCAAGGTGGACCTGGGGCCGGCCCTAACCCCGGTGGTGGTCCCGGCCCCGACGGCGCAGTAGTGGACAACGCGCCTCCGAGAATGCAAACTCGCTCCCTGAATACTGTCTCTAGCCGGAACACCGGATCCTGATCAGGAGATCAACATGCCGAATCCCTCGTCGCAGACCCACGTGAAGTTCAAGGCCAGCAAGGGCAGTCCGAAGCCCACGAAGGTTCTGTCATCCGGCGCGGCCAAGCACTTTGTGCCTGGCAAGTCGAACCAGGCCTTCTCAACTCAAGGTGGTACCAAGAAGTGAAGCCGAAGTACCCAAAGAACGGCCCATTGGGCGCCCGTAAGGCCCCAGTGGGGAAGTGCATCAGTGAAGACCTGTTGCAGTTCGGTGAGGTCGTGCAACTGAAAGGTGGACTCGACCCCATGCGGAAGTATTCTGGTAAGTACCAGGAGCATTCAGTAGTCCCAGCCGAGGCTGAGGGCGAAATGGGACCAATGCCGGGGTACTGATGCTTCGCGGAATGTTCAGATCTCCGGCGGACGCTGCGCTCCTGGCCGAGCTCCAGGCCTTCTCGCGTTTTCGCCAATATATTGATAAGCTACGTACAGCACACGACAAAGCTGTGGCAGATATGCTGTATGCCAACCCCCAAGATCTTCCAGCGCGCCAGGGGTATACCCGGTGCCTGAACGAACTCATCGCTGAATTAACCAAATCCCCAACATCTGGAGAGTGACCATGGGTACCCCCCGCGCAGTGAAACGGCAGGCCGCAGAGGCAGATCGGCTTTTGAAGGAGCTGAATGCCAGACCGGGCGAAGGTGAACAGCCACCCGCTGCGCCGGCCCCTGCCGGTGAACAGCCACCCGCTGCGCCGGCCCCTGCCGGTGAACAGCCACCCGCTGCGCCGGCCCCTGCC